AAATTAACAAGAGCGAGTCGGTTCCGTTATATTTAAAAATATTGGATAATATGTGTTTTGCTGATTATATTGATAGAATAACATTTCAAAAACAAATATGGCAATTTAATGAAATGAGTTCTCTAGTAAAAACATTTAAAAACAATAAAATATACCACGATGAGATATTTTCCAAAAAAAAACAAACCTTTAATCCGACGGAAGTTAGATTCACAAAGGTACTAACAAAATATTCCACTGAATATAATAATTCTATTTTTATTCAAAATTTATGTCAGGAATTATCAATGGATAAAAATGATATGTTTGCTTTCTTTTTAGACCTTAAAAGTAAACATACGGATAATGAGATTATATTATTATTTGAAAATTATAATATTTCAAAATTAGATATTAGTCGTATTTATAGATATTTGGAAAAGTATACAAAGGAAAATGCGCCGGAAACCGAAGATGTTTTATCTGATGAAGAAAATAACGATTGCTTATAAGTAATTGATAAATTAAGTATTTGATAAAATAATATAATTAATAAAATTTAAATTAATTATATTTGTTATGTATTAGTTATAATGTCAACACATATTTATCCCTAAAATTTTTATCGGTTATACATATTTTTTTACACCTTTTTACATTTCAAATGCCGATTGTATAAATTCATCAATATTATTATTACATAATAACTGTGTAAATTGATTTATTTTATTATCATCCCAATACCACCATTTAATTTGTAATAGTTTTTCTATTTGTTCTTGTGAAAATCTATATTTGATTAATTTTGCTGGATTCCCCCCGACTAAACTATATGGTTCTACATTTTTTACAACATGACTATTATTTGCGATTACAACCCCATCCCCAATAGTAACACCTGACATAATTGTTACATTATCTCCAATCCATACATCATTACCGATAATTACATCTCCTTTCGTTGACGGATGACCATTTCCATTAAAATTATTAAATATATGTTGATTTATATGACCAAATGGATACGTTGTAACCCAATCTGTTCTATGATTACCTCCTAAATATATATTTACATTTCTTGCTATAGAACAAAATTTACCTACAACTAATTTAGCATCATTGTTTACCCAACGTATATTAGGGGTTCCATATGTATATTTTCCAAATGACATTTATATTATTATATTATTATATTATTATATTATTATATTATTATATTATTATATTATTATTCTTTATGTTATTTTAACGCTTAAAATAGGCGTTTGAAATGTAAAAAGGTGTAAACCAAATTTCGTTATGTAATTCGTATTCAATATATACATCTTGTACCGTAGTATGTGTAAACTGAACACAAAATTTCATTATATACATATTTATACTTTTATTGTAATTACTTTTTACATTTAATATCGGAGTAGAATTACTATGGTTTGTATATTTTACCGTAAGGTTATTGACGCTATCACTTTTTACCAAAAATCTTATATAATACATTTATAATAATATATAATATATTATGTGTTTATATTATTATTCGCTGTACTATTCAGTCTATTTGTAGTCTATTTCTTGTAGCCAAACACTTTTCATACCACTTTTCCTTTATTAAAGTATTAACAGTTGTAAAATGATGATTTTCATATTGATCAGGGGTATCGTAAAACAATATAAGGGGGTCCCTTCTATTAAAACGACCGGTAGATTCAATTACCTTAAAATATAGATCCTCAAACTTACTGCCAACCAACTCTTTAAATTTCTCGCCAGTTACAGCATTTCTAATTCTAGATCCTTGCTGTCCAGAACCATAATTTTCAATGGTGACAGTCTTACGATATTTACCGTCTTTCCATGTATTATTAAATTGGATTGTATATTTTTCGTGTTTTGTATCAACCTTCCTGCCCATTTCCGTCGAATTCATCTTAAGATTGAATGATGAATCATCTGCAGCCCCAAATCCTTCTTCACAATACATTCGTATGTTATACTATAATAATGTATTATATCTTTAAATCATTATTATATTATATTATCTTGAGACAAGCTTATGTTTAGACACAAGTGTTTTTACTTTTGTAATCAGATAGTTCTGTTGTTAGTGATTTAATCCTTTTAAGCAGTTCATTAATTAATATATTTTTGTTTTCTAATTTTGTTTCATATTCATTACGAATAGATTCTATTTCTATTTTTTTATTTAAATCTTTATTAGAATTTTGGTTTGGATCTTTGTTATAGGCATTATTATAAATAGTTAACATCTTATTATGTTCTTCTAATTGTTTAGAATAGTCTGATAATCTTGTAGCCCGTTCTTCTTCCATTTTTTTCATTTGTTTCAATAATTCAGGCTTATATTTAGGGTTTCCAGGTTCATAATCTTCTAACAATTTATTCATATCATACATATAAAATTGTTTTAAAACCGGGTCTGTAATAAAATCATCAACTGTAAAACGAGAAGGAATAGTTCGTGTTAGTTCAGGATTTGTTAATAACGTTTCTTTATTTAACGAGTTATGTTTGTGTGAAAAAACCAATATAGATTGTAATGTATCCAACTGGATTAACGGAATTGTATAACCTTTTGTAAATTTATTTTCTTCTGCTAGAGCAATACCATCATCATAACTAGTTTGTAAAAGTAATTCTTTTTTGAAGGCAAAAGTAGCAGCTGTTGAATGATATGGTTTATAGGGTCCACATTGAAATACTGAATTTCTAGAATCAAAATAAATGTGCATTTCGGATGAACCAGCAATCAAATAGGACGGATTATTTGTTAAAGTTTCAACAGCGTGGGAAATTCTAGATGGGGGATAATAATCGTCGTCATCCATATAAATTATTATATCTCCAGAACACTTACTATGCATTAAATTACGTTTTTTACCTAAAAGCATTTTTTCTTTATAATAAAAGTATTTGACTTGTGGAATATTTTTAACAAGATCTTCAATAGGATCGGAACCATCATCGATAATTATCCATTCAATTTTATCCTTGGGATATGTTTGATGTTCAAAACATTTTATCATAAATGGTATAAATGGTCTACGATTAAATGTTGGAGTACATAAACTAACAAACGGAAGCGATTGTTTATTTTTATTTTTATCTTTATTCATTGTATTAATTAGAATTACAAAGTATATTTAAATTGTTTATTATACCAATCTAAAATTATATTTTTTTGTTTTTATTGGTTTTCTTATTTTACCACCACTTTGTTCTTGTTGTTCTGGATATTTAATATACTGATTAGATTGTTCTTTGGATATAGTAGGTTCCGTTATAGGAACAATTATAGGCTCATCATTAATTATAGGTTCATTATTATTTATAGGTTCATTATTTACAATAGGTATATCATTAATTATAGGTTCATCATTATTTATTATAGGTTCCGCATTCATATTAGAACCTCCAGTTTCCTTTGATATTATTTTTCTGAATGTGCCCTTGTCTATTATTTTGTCCATTTCGGCATCATCAATATCTATATGTTTACATATTTCTACCAATTGAGTTTTATCAAGAGGGATTAACGTCGCCTGTTTCGCATTTTGTTTTATTCCAGACGTAAACCCATTAACTCCGTTTTCAGGCATTTCATTGCTATATAATCCCATATAGTAAGCGAAAGCAACAGCTATTAGTATCCCAATGATAGCATTACTACCAAGATATGTTGATCCGTTAGAAACTAAACTTAATGTAGCAAGAATAAAAAAGAACAACTTTTTATAAGCAAAAGTATCTTTAATAAAATCATATACGCCATATGATTTTTTTGTTCCTTTGATTGTGTAAGTAGCAAATAAAGGAGAAAATAATCCATAAATTGTAAAAAATATCGGCATAACAAATGTTGAAAATAATCCCACAGGAATCCAAATGAAACAAAATAATAAAAACTTGGAAAATCTTAAATAGGATATATTCTCGTCGGATTCCCATTTCTTTTTGTCTTCATTCGTCTCTCTAAATAATTCGGGTATATTTACAAAATGATAAAAAATACTAATACACATATTGAAAAAATATAGTCCTATCCAAATAAATATACCAAACAATCCATATAAAAACATAATAATGGATTCGGGAAGATAACTTAAATAAAAGAAAATTTTATTAATAACTAATAAATTTTTAGCAACCAAATTATCATACACGCGTGAAAAAAATAAAGCAGCATTTGCTCCATCTTTAGGATCCGCTTTTTGTTTTAAAGAACATAAAAAGCTATTTTGAAAACTGTCTAAATATCCCTGAGAATCAAATATAGCCTTTTGTGAAAATGTGTCTTTATTTTCAGACCAAAATGTTGGCCTCATAACATTTATATCAATTGGAATATCTTTAACAACCCGATCAATAATTGTATATGGAGCTAGTTCTATATTATCTGGCAGAATATTAGCCTGGGCGACTTTAGTTGTATATAATCCTAATCCACCAATAATAAATACAACAATACCTATAGTAAATATTATGCTGGATAAATAATTAGATACAAACCCTTTAAAATCTGGTTCTGTCCCAGTATCTTCCGTTTTTTTTTCATCAATCGCGCTTGTATCTTCTGTCGTAGACATTAATTATAATAAATATATATTAAAAATTTGAATTATTACGATATTTTAATAATTAAAATAGGAAGTTTATATATGACATTAAATTACAAATATACAATACTTTATACATTTGTTAGTTTGTTATTATTATGGATAGTAATAAACTATGGGTCAAATATTATATCAAATACAATGTTTAATAAATGTATAGTAGAAGGATTAACTATACCGTATCCGAAAGATGCTGTAATAAATTACAATGATACTAATTCTCCAGCATATAGTCATTCGGTTAATTTACCAATTAACGATCCTGTTAGTTGTAAGAATTTTTGTGGACCTCAAGCACAATGCGCCATAACTAGAGAACAATGTAGTTCGGACATAGATTGTCAAGGCTGTAATCCTGGCCCTAAATTACAAGATTCTTGTACAACAAAAGAAGTAGACCCTTACGATAATGGCGGTAAATTAGGCCAACAAGGATTACAATATAGCCCATTAACAACAGGTTATAATAATCACAATGCTGATTTTGCGCAAATATATCCAGGATCAAAAGATGCTGAAATAACAAATTCGTATCAAGGATTAGATAAGTGGACAAAGTCATTTAATGAAGGATTAAAATTATATAATAAACGTAGAGAATCCGCGGATAAATATAGTCAAGGAATATCAAACGCAGGAACTGGAAGCGATACGACTTCCTTTGAACCAAAATATCCAATGACGGTATCTGCTACAGGGCAATTTTACGAGACAACACCCCCAGCGGCAAATGCGTCATTACAGAAATAACTTGTAAAAAACGTAACTATTTTAAGTCGCATACATTAGCCCCACATTTCCTCCAATAAAGCTAACCACATTAATGCGTTCTTCAAACAAATATAAATCAAAGTTGTAATCATAAATACGCCATGTTGGTTTGTTAATGCCTATAATATTTCCTGTTTCCGGATCGCAAATTGTTAAGCTTTGAGCCAAAGGATCTAGCGGTGGTATTATTGTTGTGAATTCCAACTCTATTTGATTGAACCGACTCATATTTATTGCGCCCGATGGCTGTAAATCCCCATTATTTGAGTTAACCGAAAAATTATAACAATATAATCCAGGAGGAGCACTTCCAGTTGTTCTAACATATTTTTCAATGTAATCAAATACTCCTGCGGGCTGAATATTTTCTCTGTAAGAGCCATCTAGAAGTATGCCCATCGCAACCAATATAGATTTATCATTTTGAGGATTATATGTTTGATTTATTAAAATGCCTGTTAAAGTTCCATCAGGATTTACGCCTGGACCTATTTCTACAGGACTCAATACCCCATTAATTGTTCTATAAACA